CTACTGCTGTTATCGGCTTGGTCGCTGCCAGTAGTCCACTTCTTCTTAACGCAGTAAAACCATTAGTAAAACAGATAGTAAAAAAGCTTACAAAGAAAAAAGATAAGTTAAAATAAAAGAACCCTATTCGACATGGCAATGGATAGGGCGTCTAGGTAGGCAAGTCTAACCCGTGCTTGTCTACTGCCTTTTTTATGCTAATGTGATATATAAGCAACCAGACCTGATAAAGAGTAGATTAAGTTCTACCTCCTCACTGTCAGAGCGTCAGTTGCTTTTTAATTTGTGAGTATGTGGGATAACTTGACCTGGTGGGACTGTAACTACAACATCTTCACAAGTAACAGCACTAGGAGTATTTGGTTTGAAGGTAACACCTAATCTTGCCTGTTCCGCACATATTTTTAACCTATGCAAACTAATCTCTAATTTGGTCTTTTTATATAATAATTCCTGATTTTTGATATTTATTTCTGTTGCCTTATGACAAAGTGCTGGAGATTTCCCTAATGGAATATTCAGTTGAGCAGAGATACCATAATTCAAATTGAAGTTTTCTTTTTCAAATCTAGGAGTTTCCTGTACATATTTTATCGCTCCAGTATTCTCGTCATAAATATTTTGTCTGGTAACAGTTTCTCTAGGTAAAGAGAATGTGTGAGAGTCGGTTACATATGGAGTGATCGTAAGACTAGGAGAAGCACAGACAATACCCTGACTCATCCTAAAAGATGGCATAGAACTAGGTGTAATCATCGTGGCATTATTATTTACAACACCTTGAGCATTAGAACTCGGACTTGCAACTGTTGTATTAGCTAGAACTTTTGTAGGACAAAGAAATAAAGCTATTGCCCAAAGGTAGTTGTAGTTTCTACTGTGGTGCTTGTATTTATTGTTCTTTGTATTGTCGTTACTGTGTCCAATCCTGGTGTTATTAGAGTTTCTTGAAGAGAAAAGGCTGATCCTGGAGTTGTTATTGTCCATCTTGGAACAGAATCTAAGTTTGGCGAAGTCCAACTAAAACTTACACCTCCAACTGTCTGTTCTGTAAGAGTGGTAGCGGTGGGATTGATATAGCTGTTTGTATCGGCACTTTCAATATTATGTCCTGATGCGGAGTAGGAATATCCTGTACGATACTGATGACTTGTGATGGTTTCATTTATTACGGATTCAGAAGTTGAAGAAGTCTGACTCGAACCACTACGAAATTGTGGGACGACAGGAACAGCAAGAGTTCTTACTGGTAATGCTAATAAAACTAACAGCCAAAGTCTAGTCAATCGTAATACGAACAGTAGTAGAACCAACGCAGCTAGTACCTGATCCTCCAGCAGTGCAGGTATGAACTCCTGATGATAATGAAGTTAGAGCAAGGTTTCCAGCAGTACCACCTGATCCCACTGTTGTCTGTCCTGATAGATGAGGTATCGAAGCAATTCCACTGGAAGGAGTTATCGCAGATGGTGTGGCATCTCCCATTGTTACCGATTCTGTAAGACTGAAGGCTGACCCTGCACTTGTAATAGCTTTATCAGTTTGAATTAAAGCAGGAACTCCGCTAGTCAAACTAGAAACATTAAGTCCACCAATCTGACCAGAAGTTGTAGATCCACCAGAAGTTACAGATGGAGTGATGTTGTTACCTGATATTGAATAAGTCGTTCCAAGTTTATTGGTAACGCTATATGGCATATCTACAGTGATCTGTGCAGATGTCACAAATTCCTGTTTTATATCAGCACAAACTGGTGTTGATATAAGAAATAAAAAGGGAAGAAGTTTTTTCATTTTTTATCCTCCTTTTTGTTAATAACTTCCGCACCAAGAATTTTGATGGGTGTCTCTATTCTAATTGTTTGATAGTTACCAGACTGTGTTGCTAATAACTGTTCCACCTCTCTTTTGTTCAGTGGTTTATCTTCTTTTTTATATGTACCATCTCCCCTTTTCTTTGCACCCTCTAATCCAAATGAAGCCAATGCTCCCGTAAGCAAACTGGCAGGGAATGTAATATCTTTTGGTTCGTTACTATATCCTGGAATTGAAATGTAGTTCAGAGAAACTATAAATCCACTCCAGGCAACAACAACAAGCCTTACTACGACTGAGATAAAAGCTAATTGCTCTTCCTTGTCTGTAATGTTGTCTTTAAGTTTTTGTAGTGGACTTTTTTTGACTTCTTCTGTCATAACTAGGATTTATTAGTCATACTAAGCATAATTATACTTCAAGGCAATGACACAGATTTATCCTGTATTAATCGGAGTGGCCGCAACAGCTTTTGTAATGGTTTTATCTAATATCAGTAGTCGAAGAGATAGAGATATTATCGAATTGTTCCGAAGAGTAAATCAACTGGAAAAAGAGGTAAGTAGGTTAGAAGGCCAGAATCGGTAATCTTTGGTATGTTTGGGAAAGAACATAAAACACTATGTCTAAATTTTTGATCAATCTATTTATCAAATTTGGTAAATCTGAATCTCTGCGTAAAGCTGCTTTAAGTCTTTTAAAAGATCTTGCTGCCAAATCAGACAATGATGTTGATGATGCAATCGTCAAAATGATTGAAGAAAAATTATTTCCAGTGAAATGAACATCAGGAAATTTCTCAATATTGATATAGAAGAAGCTCCTACTGAGTTAAAACTATCGGTTGAGATGAGATGTAGAGAAATTATGAAGAGCAATGACTATGACAATATCAAAAGATATTGTACTCATCTCATAAGACATCAAATGGAACAAGACGTTTTTATTGCTTCAATGTTAGGTAGATTGGTTGAATTAGAAGCTAATCTTGTTGTTCAAGAAGTAAGAAAGACAAAACCTAGAAATCCTATAAAGAAATTTTTTCATATTCCTTAATTTCCTCTTCAGTAAAATCTTTTACTAATAATTTATCTATTTTATCAACTTCATAATTAAATTTAAGAATTGCAGTTCTTATATGATCTGCAATCCATTCTCCATCTTTATAAATGACTTGTGCTTTACCATTTTCTTTTATAAAAACGTAATGATCTTGTCCTCTTAACTGAATATCCAATAAATTCTTCTCTAAGTTTTTACGTCTTATTTCTTTAAGTTTGCGTAACTTAATAACTGAGGCTTTTTGTGAATTTTTCATTTTTCATAAGTAGTACTAGGAGGTTTAATCCAATAACGAACTCCATTAATAATTTTAAAATGAATATTAAGGTTAGGATCTTTCACTAAATAGTTGTTTGTTTTTTTTTGCATAATAAAAATGAGGACTTACATTGACAAATCTTACAAAACCAAATGCCTCGTAATTAGAAAGGTAACTCGTCAGGAGAAGGTGCGTTTTCTATTTTCTGTGGATTAATGTTGCCAAATACTCCGTACTGGCCTTCCATCGCTTTAGAGAAGATTTGTACACATTGAGTTTTAACTTTTTGTTTCTTTTTAAAATCATATACTTCGCCTTCTTTGGCTTTTGTATTCACTAAGTTTTGTAAATGATCTATTAAATGGGTAACAGAGTCAACAGGAATTGTTAAATTCAAAACTTGTTGTCCTTCGTTAAAACGATCATCGCCAATGTTCCATTTGATTGGAAGAGGTAGTGCTGGATTGAAGTCAGCCATAATTAATTAAAAAAATTGTTTAAAAGTGTATTGAAAAAGGAATTAAAAGTAAGTTTTTTTTGTTTACAATGATCCTTTATTTTAGCAGTAAGTTCGTCATTGGTTCTGACGCTAAAGATGTTTTTGTTCCAATCTTTCTTACGTTGCTGTTTGCGAAGAAGAAGCTCTTTGATAACTTCTTCTCTCGCACTATTTACAAACTCATCTGATGTCATAAGCTTTCATCTATTTTAGAAATTGCAAGAGCAAGAAACTCTCCATGTTCAGCAGTAGTGATATGTCTGGTAATTTTTGTATCTTTGATACCAAACTTCTTCCTAAAAGATTCAACAACTTCTTTCATTTTTTCAGGATGAAGTTGATGTAATGTTGAAAGTTTTTCAAGAATGACTGCCTTTGCATCTTTGGTAATAGGATCAGGAAGTTTCTCTAAAACAGAAGTAGGCTCTAACTTTTGATTAGGTTTTGTAGGAGTTTTTGCTACACCTGTTTTTGGTGGTGGTGTTTTCATTAATGAATTA